CTTTCGATGGATTATATTCGCCGACATTATCAAGTCTGACATTACCATCTACGTCAATACTTTGTAGAGTTGTGCTTTCAAGTTTATTTTTGATTTGACATACAGCATTTTCAAATGTAAAGATCGAAGAAGTTACGACAGGTACCAAATCGTCAGGTGAAGCAATTTTCATTGGGAAGTTTAGCACTTCTGAATTATCAGATCCTACGATCGGTGTATGACGCATTTGTACTTTTGTTTCAAGGCGACTTGAAAGAATTGCAGGATCAAGCGCATCGACTTCTGTCAGAAGATTACTTCTTCTAAAGATCTTATTAAATGTGTTCAGTCTTCGATTAAAGAATGTTGTCATATAATTGTATATTGAGTTTTCTGTAGATGCCAGTGTAAATCCTGTTAATGAAGGATCAAAATCAAATACTAGAGTTAACTCAATGAATACGTCGATTGGATCTACAAAGACAGTGTCAATTGATATCACTCCAAGAGTGTCTGTAAAATTATTTACGATTGCATTTTGTGTTGCAGTCTTTGTCGCTGCAGCGGTACCGCTTGGAAAATTCAGTGACACATATACTTTACCATAGTTGATCGGTACGTTTTGATCTCCTGACCAGACTGCAACATCAGTAACATCACTAAAGTTGCTAAGAATAATTGCTTTATAGTCAGCAGAAGTGACCATTCTTTGCTGAGATGCAAAGGCAATCGGTGCAAGTTGACGCACACTTTCGATTGACTGACGATTTGCACCACCTGTAGATTCTGCAGATGTTACAGCCGTAATCGTATAGTTTGCACTATTGATAGTAATATTCGATGTCGCTGTAAACGTATCTGCCTGATTTGCATCAGGTCCATTTGTCTGCAGATATGTAACAACAACTTTATTACCTGGATCTGGCTTCTTACCGAACGAGATACCGTCACCGAAGTTCAATTCATAGAAACCGTTTGGTGTTTCGCGAATTGTAAAGACTGTAGTGTCTTTATCGATTGTGCTTGCTTCAGATAACGGTGTATATTGTACATAGTTTGTTGATGATGCAGTATCATATACGAGTACCGTTGCTGTCTTTGTATCAATGTTCTGATCAGGAATTACGAAGATCTGTCTCTCTTCGGTTTCGCCCGACAGAAAGGTCTTTGTTGTTTCAATACCTTCATAGATTGGAATATCATTTGAACCTGCAGAAGTCTGGAACTGATACAAACCAGAACCGTTGTCTCTTGCAAAGTATGTTTCGAGTGTTCTAAATGTATATGATACACCGTCTACAGAAGCAGTAAACTGCTGACCTTTGTTTAGTTGAATCTGTGCAGGCCGGCCACTTACACCGGCAAGATTTACGGTTAATTCGACTAGAGCTTTTGATGCAACTCTTGATCTGACTTCATAGCCGAGTGTTTCTGCATGAGATACGACAGACGAACGAAGTTGTGCAGTATTCAGAAATGATTCGTTCAATGCAAAGTTTGCGGTCAATCCATTGACGTGTGTATTATATGCCAACACATCGAGAAGATTGCTGAGACCTGAAGCTTCGAAGTCATAGTCTGTAAACTGTGTCTGTGCTTTCAGATAATTTTTAAGACTGTTCTTAATATTATTAAAATCAAGATCAGAGGATTTTACTGTAGTTGGCATTTATCTAAGCCTCGCTAATGATACGTCTAATGCCACAATCTCGGCAGTGTTAACGACTTGAAAATTAATTGTTGCATCTAGAGAGTTATAATCAGGCTGTACTCTTAAATCAATTGAAAGAACTCTTGCTCTTGGTTCATACGTACTGATAGCATCATACATTAAGTCTTGAATATATTCCGGATCATACTCGGTGTCGAGTGAAAACAATGCAGCATTCAGATTTGCTCCAAAGTTTGGCTGAAACGGTTTCTCACCGAGACTTGTCAACAGTAAATTCTTTACAGCTTGCTTTACGGCAGCAGCATCTTTCTGTTTATAAATGTCGCCAGACGGTCTTGGTGAAAACGTAAGATTGATATCAAGATAGTCCTTTGCACGACTTGATATTATCGACTTACTAAGATTACCGTCTTCAATTGAAAATGCTTTTGTTGCCATTTAAAATTCCTTTGAAGTATTTATAGTAATTCTACAAGTTCGCCGTTTGTTTGTACAACGTTATTGTATCTTGTTTCAATCTTATTATCAAATACAACTTCCCATAGAGGTGTAACTTCAGGCATGATCATAATAATCTGTGCATTAAGTTCACCAGATGGATCATACGTGTCATAGTCTAGGATCATTTTTTCAAAATCCATGTAGTCTTTAATATGCATCGCAAGATCAAAGGTTGCTTTGAGAGGAATTAAACCGTTACGATCTCTAAGTTCATATGCGACAGCTCTACCCTTTGTCATTAGATCGTTAATGCTGTCAACTGCCACATCTGTTTTAGGATTAGAGAATCCTTCTACGACAATAATTGAATTACGATTCTTTCGATCAAGATGTTGCTGTACGGAACTCATAAAGTTGGCATGTAAATAGAGATTCTTTGCAATACGAACTCTTTCAGTTTCGTCTGTAATATGATTCATTGTCGTAGGATCGCCGTGTCCACCGAGGAAAGTGCCAACCTTTATACCCTTTGCAAGAGGTGTCTTTGCATCAATTACACCTTGTGCAACTAAATTCAGTTCTGGATTATATTGCTGTGAAGGCGTAAGTACTTTTGTTTTGATTTGATTATTTGTAAATGTAATCTTTTGTGTGATATCTGTACCAGGAAACTCTTCACCGATCACACGCTTTGGCGAACCATCTGTGTTTTCAATTCTACCGATCTCAAATCCTTCTGGCTTTTGTTGTATTACAGTGGCACTCAATATACCTTCTGCCTGACAACGACCGATAAATTCTGAGTTACGTGCAGTGCTCGGATCACGAAGCTTTGATCTCACTTCTCTTGTTGTCAATCTTGTAGTTGATACACCTGCATATGATACTGTTTTATCAATTTCATCTCGAATTACATCGCCGACATCGATTGCGACAGAACGATAGCCATATCCACTCTTCTGAAGATAATCATTCAACCATGTTGCATCAGGTCCAGGCGCAGGAAACGATGTGCGAACAGAGGTATTCGTAGCAGTATTTGTATGTGTACCAGCAGAACCACCTGCACCGATTGCGCCAGCTGTTCCAGCACTACCAGCTTGAGTGGCAGTCTTTGCGTTACCTTCAAGTGATCCATGGAATGTTGGAGCTGTGACACCTTCGGTAAATGTTGCTGATGTACCGTAGTAGTTCTTACCATAGTGGAATACATTATCACCACCGATCATACCTGTGGTCGACTGTACCACCATGTCTGTTGCAGCAATGTTTGCATTCTTTGTTGAGATTGACAGCTCGTCTTTTGATGTAATGATAGTATCATCATCTACAAAGAGGTTGTAATCTTTCTCAACTCGAGTTGTCATATTTCCTTTTGTGATTACGTTATTATCGCTTAAATACGTATCAGTGACAACACCGTTTACAAAAGATGATTTATTTTCTACAACGGTTGTTTCGAAGTTCTCTACGACTCCAAGCTGATAGTTACCTCTAATATGTTCTCTCTTATCACCCTTCACATCAAGATTGTAGTTACCTCCAACGACCATGTCAAAGTCACCATCGACATGTAACTTTAAATTACCATGATAGTGAATATCACCATCACCTTTGACAATGACTTTCTGATCGTTACCGGTAATTTCAATTGTGTTGTACTTCGAATTGATAATGACTGTACCGTCAGGCCGCATATCGATACCTGCACCGGTACGATGCTTAAATAGCAGGCGTTCACGACCCGGTGTATCATCGATTTCAGTGACATGGCCGGTAATCGTTTCACGCACTTGATTATACGGATATTCGCTTGGTGGCATATCGACAATATCAAGATTCATATCGACAGTTGAACCGCCAATAGTCAATTCGTTTTCTCTTAAGCCGCGCGCTGCTAAGTTTGTAGATGCTACATTGATATACTCATCACGAGGAAATTTGCCCTGAAGATCTGCATATGGATCTTGTGCACCTTTCTTGATATCTTCAGCATTGACTTCTAAATCAAGTTCAGACATTTTTAAATACCCCTTTTACGGTGTCAAATACTTTATTATTTTTTAGATTATCAAGTTTCAAAGACTGTGCATCCTTCAGAAGTGATGTTGCATTTGTATCGAGAGAAGTAATCTTTCCGACAAGGCTACCACCTAAACCATCGCCTGTAAGTTTATCTGCATCAATGATATTATCTTTCTTTCTCTTGAGATCTTTAAGTGCGTCTGCTTGAGAAACACTGTAATTTTTCTCTGTGACTGAGCTTACAGCTTTGTTCTGTACGTCTGCAACACTTGACACAGAAGGCCTTACATTTGGGTTCTTCTTTGGTATTACAATATTCTGTGGTTTCTTATCTGCAAGTTCAGATGCTGGTGGTACCTCGACCACTTCTCCAGGTGTATCAGGTAATACTGAAGGTTTACGATTGCGTGAGTTAACAAGATCACGAACATTGAAGAAAGGTACTCTCGAAAATTTCTCAGAATCATTGACTTCATTTAGACCAAGTATTTCTGCACCTGGGAAAACATCTAAAAATTCATCGATGAATTGACCTAAAAATTTCATCTGATTTGGTGTAATCTTGTTTCCGGTCTCTGCACTTCCTTCCATAAAGAAATACAGCTGTCCTTTACGAGACGGTTTCCTGCCTTTATCTCTTGGCGTAGGTAAATTTAAAGGATGAACTACCTGTATACATCCAAAGAAATTTTGGTAAAAATGAATCTCAACACCGTAGTTAAGTGGTTCTGCATTTACAGCTGCATCACCAAAATCTCTTAGTGATTGATTTCTTCTTTTAATATGCAACTCTTCAATCATAGGACGTGTACCATCCCAGATATCATGTGTAAAGTGACCAATCACAAGAGCAGTGATTTCTCTTTCAATTGATCTTAGGTCAGCATTAATTGCCTCTTTAGAATTGTAGGCAGAGAATTGATATTGACCACCGTCATTATGAATATCAAGACTGAGTTGAAGAGGTATATCGCCTTTGAGACGTGTAAGTGCACCATTATATCCGTCAGTCGTTCTGCCCGGCTGGGCAATCTTAATTTTAAATTTAGGTGTGTCTTCTTTGTATTCCGTATCAGAAGCCTGTAGCTTTGATTTGTGAGAGATCCCTTTGATATTTGTAGTGCCATTCGAATTTACAATATTCGGTGTGGCTACAATGCTGTTCTGTCTATTAATTACAGTCGCCGCACTAGTGAGCTTTGTAGGAAGTGTAGGAGTCTGATACTGTGGTCCATTTACTGCAAGAGAAACAATTTGAGCTAAGATGTTACCGAAAGAACTGCCGACAGCACCGAACGGATTGATAGAACCAAATGGATTCTTTAACTCACTTGCAATATTACCTGAAGCCTTTGATACATTAAAAGCTGCTTGCTTTGCAACACCACCTTTATTCTCTGTGCGTATTGCAGCACCAGCCTTCGAAGGTATCGGACTTGCATCTTTAAGTGCTTTCTCAATTTTAGCGTCAGACACTCCAATTGCCTTCAGACCCTGTCGCATTCCTTTAATGCTACCTTGAACGATCGTTTCATTCAATACGCCGGTCTGTCTTTTACTTCCACCTGTTACACTGGTCAATTTTGCAGATGCAGAAACAGCACTGACGACATTGCCTTCTTTGATATTTGCACCCATTACTGCAATAGTCGGACCTTCTGATGCAGATCCCTTTGTAGTCGCTGCAGTCAAGGAAGTAAACCCATCTTTCTCTGTACCGATCTTTGCAGATATGACGCTACCTTCGGCACTGACTCTTTCAGTGACCGATATATCAACTTTAGATACTAAGTCCTGTACAGCCAGCGATTTCTTATTAAGTTCTGACTGTATCGCCTGCTTTGGAATTACTTCACTCATACCATTTCCTCAAAGTAATTTCTTGCTTCTTCTTTTCTTTCGTCAGTAGAACCTGGAGCAGGTCTGAGATATGTCTTTTCAAAGATCAATGCAGCATCATCTACTGTTTCTGCTCTCTGTAATTTATTTAGACCGAGGAAAGAATATTTGTATAATTCATATTTAATAAACTGAAGTTGCGCATACATGCTTCTCCAGTTGTAACCGTTCTTTGCACTAAAATCTACGAGTTCAGCGTATCGACTTAAACCACCTTTAATGTTTGCTGCACGATCTGCATCATTCCACTGCGCAATTCCATAAGCACGCGCGCCATCTGGTTCTTCTGTTGGATTACGGTCAGGATTAAAATCTTTTCCTTTGTTTAGGTTAACACCGTTTTCGACATGTAGATTGCCGAGAATACCGCATGCCTGTTCTGGTGTAAATGAACCACCTTCTGCAGAAATAAAGAAATTAAAAGCCTTTACGGTATTCTTACCACCTGAAAGTAATTCTTTATCTGCTTCAAGTGTAGATATATTCGGCTCAGCTTCAACTTCTCTGTTTCGACTAATCTTTCGATCTGCCTCAATCTTTGGTATCGATCCAATTACAAGAGGCACTTGACTGTTCTGTCCGTCTAGAAAGATTCCGTATACCTGCGCCAGCGGTTTGATACCAACATTTGCACCGATACCTGATGAACCACCTTCTGTGATAGGTGTTACGACATGAGCCCATGGTAACATTTGATTTGGTACATCTTCTGTATTTTCGCCATGCACGCCGAAGATACGAACTCGAATTCTTCCGAGTTGTTCAGGATCGTTGATATCGACTACAATACCAAGAAACCATCTTGTCTCATCACCGTAGTATTCTTGATAAGAATATGGAATCATGCGTTCGATCCTTGAGTGTAGATATCAGAATTGTAGTTTGAAATTTTCGATATCAATAACTTAGTTCTACATTTCTCTTTTGCAAATACGTGACGAGCTGCTACGACTAAATAGTCACCTGACATTTTACGATCGATCTTTTGCCCAGCATGCCCGTGATCTGTAGCTTTAAAGATCACTTTAATGATATTGCCGATTGATTTACTCTCACCGCCAACTATGAAGTCTCTACCATCTACAGTAATTTCCATAGGATTTTTTTCAAGTAAACTCTTCATTGCAAGCGACACTACTTTTCGACCGTGACCACCTTCGTCCGCCTCTTCGGTGTACGCCTTTTGATCTACAAAATTCTTACTTGCATATGCATTATATAATTTTCTAGATCTATATTCAGACACAAGTGTCTCGTCAATAACATGGTCATAGGAAACAATTGGCCGGCTCTGTCTTGTATTCAACTGTTCTGTTTTATCATATACATCTCTATGTACACTAAAATTCTTTTTTATATATCTTCCTGTTGTAATATCAAAGAAGCTGTGTTCTGCACCGACATATCCGTCTTTGATAAGCGAATATGTGTTCTCAAGTTGATCGACATTGTAATCGTATATCTTCATCATACGATTTGGATTATCTACAGTTGCATTGCTCTGCGAATACATGTAAGGAAATTTTTCATTCAACGGCGTTTGAGATAGCATGTTGCCAAGATCAATAAAGAATAAACGATTTGTAGCAAAGTTTGAGAACAGATAGAATGGATATCCTTCGGTTGTAGTCGATCTGTTTCGAATCCATTCCATTGCTTCAAGTGGATCTAAATTAGGAACAATCACCTGCATCGCATTTGAAATATTATCTTCTGCTGAAGATACTACTTCTTTGTGAAAATAGTCTCTTGCAATTGTTGCTATGATTTTATCTGGCTGATCTGCATAGGCCTTATTCACGTTGTAAAGCGCAGACTTAAATCCAATATCTTCTGTAATATTCAGTTCTACGAGTTGTGTTGTTTCATTGCCTCGCATGACTCTTTGAATGCTAGTTACAATAAAATTCTTTGTGACAGGCTTGTCTGAATACTTTGTTCGCTTTAAAGAAAGCTTAAATGTTTCTGCGCCTTGTATGTCAAATCTTTCAATGACTCGTTCAGCATCTGCAAAAATTACAGACCCAGTAATATATGGATTCTCAATGTGTTCATATATTTGAATGTCAGTAATTACATTGCGAAGGTCAAATGGTTTTATAGCACGAGACGAGTTAAGCTCTGCTTCGCTTATTTCCCAATCACTCGAGTTCTGATCATTGAGTGATACTAAAGTCTCTTGTGTAGTTGTCATACAGAAGTACCAAGTGCCTGGAAGTATGTGTTAACGATTTCATTGATTACGTCAGGACGAATCACATTGATGACCTTAAGATCATTATTTTGTTCTATGTAATAATCTGCATAGGTTACCGGTGTAAGTAGCGCACCTGGACCTACAGCAGGATCGATGTCGACTCTCTGCTTTGAACCATCGATATAATAGTAAGGTGCATTGTATTCGAATCCTGTTGCAGCGGCAACCGCAGATCCCGGATTCCCATCATATGAAATACTGTTTACAGTTTCACCTTGTGTAAATGTCTGCTTTGTATCGATAATTAAAACGCCGAGATCAAGATTTCTTCGAATGCATTCTCCAGAAGCACCACTGTTTGTGCCTACAACTTGTTGTCCGACTTTAAATATACCTGTAAGATCTGCTCTTGTTTGAATATACTGATGTGGAAAATCTCTTTTATATTTTCTTTCAATCTCGTCGTTTGAAAGCGGCCAACCACTTGCTCTGAGATCATCGTTTAAAATGTAAAATGTCCAGTGGTAGTTCGGTGTGCCGTATATCTTTTGAGATAACTGATCAGGCCTATCGCGCTCAAGTATTGTATACTTACTATAGAAAGATGCATTCTGTTTGATACTATCAATGACTTCAACATATGAACTGAGATCTTGAATCAGTTCAAACTGTGCATCACCACCACCGGCTTTAAAATAATCGTCACCGAAGATATAGTCGACTCGATTAAATTTATTGAAATAGTCTGACATTATCTACCTTCCTGAATATCTTTCTTAGACAGAGTTCTAAATTCTGTAAAGTTCAATGTCATCGATGTATGCGTTGGACTTCCATCTGCAAAGAATGACATTGACGATGGATTATATGTGCTCTGTACATTTCGAAGATAACAAAGATGTGGTTGAGGCATTGGAGCATTGATGTCGCCAACTCTAAATTTAATTTCAAATACATGCGGGAAGTTAAATCCGATTGGTACACCAGTACCTTCACGACCAATTGTAGAAGGATATAATTCTGTTCTAAAGAACTTTACAATCTCTTGTACAGTTTGACTTTCTTCTTGTGATACAGGATAGAAATCAAATTGAAATGAAAACTCACGAATTGTTACGCCTTCAAAAAGCGTTCTCGTGTTTGGATTTACTGTAACTTGAAATCCAAGAGAAGCAGTGTTATTAATATTTTGACCAGTCGGCAATGCCTGTGCTGCTCTGTTCAGTGCAAGTCTGCTTAGACCTGGATCAGCGCTCAATGCATCACCCAAGAAACCAAGTGCATCACCAAGAAACGTTTGTAGCCCTCCAAGTAAAGATCCACCTGCATTTATAGCACCCATTGCAGCAGCGCCGCTTGGACCAATATTTGCATTATTATATTGCACTTGATCCATGATGTTAATTGCTTGAGGCATGTAGAGTTTGATAGCGGGCAGATCGTCAACATACCGATGTGTTACACCTAGGATGTCCTGTACGTTCTGTGTATCTTGACCTTCTTTGGCTGAAGATCTTTCAGCTGTTGATTCTGCTGGTGCTGCTGCAGATTGACTACGACCTTGAGCAAGATCAGAAGCAGCTTGGTTTTCTGCTGCGGTATCGTCTTCATTTTGAGAATTAACTAAATCTAAGATAGGTTTATAACGAGCCTTTTCACTAGTAATAGCCGGAATGTCTAGAAGATTCTTTGCCTTTTGTACATCAATATCCCACGGATTAATTTTTTTCACTCTAAATAAAATATAGGCAAGGTAATTATCATCAGCCGGATATTTTAGAATAGTGCTCGGTGACGATTGTTGTATAGGCTCTGCTTGTTGAGGTTCAGCATATTTTTTGCTATTTGTTGGAATTTGGTTTCTACCACGTGGATCAAACTGATCAGGATTTCCGGGCAATTGTGCTGGTCTTCCTTGATAAGATCCTGGTGTACCGTCAGCATTTCCTGGTAGATTGGCCATGATGTTTCCTTATAAATAAAAATTCGTAAAACTATTTATATGAAAAAATGGCGTATTCTGGTCGATATAAAGTAAAGAACATCTCGAAGTATGGTGGCGATCCCGATAAAGTAACTTATCGTTCTTCGTGGGAAAAGGCATGCTTTGTGTGGTGTGATCAGAATCCAAATATTAAATCATGGTCATCTGAAGAAGTCGTAGTTCCATATAGATGGGATATCGATAAGAAGATGCATCGTTACTTTGTCGATCTCAAGATATCGTTTAATGATGGAAAAACGATCTTAGTGGAAATTAAACCAGATAAAGAGACTGCACCACCAAAGAGACCCGATAAGTCAAAGAGATATATCGGTGAAGCAATGACATATGTTAAGAATATGAATAAGTGGGAAGCTGCGAATGAGTTTGCGAAGGATCGTGGCTGGGAGTTTCAGATCTGGACAGAAGATACTCTACACAGTATGGGTATTATGAAGAGACTTAAACCATTGAAACCTCTGAAACCTTATCGCAAAAAGCGTAAGAAAAAGCTATAAATAATGTTATGAGTAATCTATTTCAGAAGGTATCACAACAGGCTTTTCGTGCAGGAATTAATCCTCGCACTGATGAGTCACGTGAATGGTTTCGTAGAAAACTGCAAGACATGCGTCGTATCAATCGTCGTGAGTTAATGCAACAAGACGAAATCAAACTTGTGAACAAATCACAGCCTCTGATCGGCTCAATGAATATGTTCTTCTATGATGCAAAGCACAAAGATACATTACCGTATTATGATCAGTTTCCTCTTACAATCATTGTCAAAGGTGCACCTGGCGGTTTTATGGGTTTGAATCTACATTATCTTCCGCCTGTGCTGAGAGCAAAGATGCTTGATGCATTGATGGAAACTGTAAACAATAAAAAGTACGATGATACAACAAGGTTTCAGATCACATATCAGATACTGCAGTCGACTGCGCGTTTGAAGTTCTATAAACCTTGTCTTAAGCATTATCTGTTTTCACAAGTCAAATCAAGACTTGCAAGAGTTGAAGCACCTGAATGGGAAATCGCTACATTCTTGCCGACTGCTGATTGGGCCGGTTCATCGTCTGCTAAAGTTTATAAAGATTCAAGGAAGATAATCTAATGGCCACTATTGATCAACTCAAAGGTCTTGTTTCTTCAAAGCTCGGTGCTGCAAGTTCAAATCAATTTCTAGTAGAACTTCCATCAGACTTTGCAGGCGGAGGCTTACTTTCTCGGCTTACATCTCTTATCACAACTGGAAGTATGGGTGGAGGAGACTTAAATCTTCTTTGTAATGCTGTCACAATGCCTGGAAAACAAGTACTTACACACGATCGACGAATCGGTCTTGAATATCAGAAAGTTGCATACGGATATGCAGTGCCTGATGTTTCAATGACTTTCTATGTATTGAACGATTACGGCATTAAGAAATATTTTGATAAGTGGTATTCTACGACTGTATTTGATAACTTACAGCTTGTACCATATAAAGAGCAATATGTGAGAGATGTAAAGATACATCAACTACGTAAACCGATTGTCAATAAACAATTTGACATCGGACCAGTAAATATCGATGTCGGTATCGGACAGGGTACACCGTATTCTTGTAGACTGATTGATGCGTTTCCGACATCTGTAAATGCAATTGAATTAAGTAACGAACTCGATGGACTCGTACAGCTTTCTGTTGAGTTATCTTATACAAACTGGGAACCAGTGGAAGATACACAGGGGTTCTTCAAGGTGAGTGCAGGACTACCAGGTGGTCTTGGTGGAGTATTTTAAGGAGTAAATTATGGCTTTGCCAGTATTGAATGACAGTCCCATATATCAGGTGACTGTCCCTTCGACAGATGAAGTGATAAAATTCAGACCGTTTCTTGTAAAAGAACAAAGAACATTATTGATAGCATTTGAGTCTCAAGATCGAAGACAGATTCTCAATGCAGTACTTGATACAATTCAGTCATGCGCAGGTATCGATCCTCGACCTTTGCCGATGTATGATGTAGAATATATCTTTGTGCAGATCAGAGCAAAGTCTGTCGGTGAAACTACAGACATATCAATTGCCTGTTCTGAATGTGAGCATAAGACACCGATTAAGGTTGACTTTAATGATGCTATAATACAAAAAGAAGACGTGCCAAGTATTATTAAACTGACTGATGATGTGAATATAAAATTAAGACATCCAAGTTTTTATGAGATGGTCAACAATCAGATTATTACAAACGATGAAACAACAGTGACTGATCGTCTTACAGAATCAATATTACTATCAATTGAAAGTGTGTTAACAGAAGAAGAGCAGATATCGTTTAAAGATGAACCTCGTGAAGAGAAACTGAGATTCTTTAATTCACTTACAAATGAACAGTTTGCAAAGATTAAAGACTATATTGATTCTGCACCGAAGATGATATATGATGCCAAATGGGATTGTGAAGCGTGTAATAAACCTAACGAAAGGAGATTGAGTAGTATCGATGATTTTTTTTCCTAAGCCTCTCTCACGAGTCGCTTGAGAATTATTATAGGACAAACTTTCAGTTAATGCAACACTATAATTATTCTCTTTCAGACATTGAAGGGATGATGCCATGGGAGAGGGAAATCTATCTAACACTACTCTTAGAAGCTCTTAGAGAACAGGCCGAAAGAGAAGCAGCAAGATGACAACTCTAGCACAAGTAAATGAAACACTTGAGATGCATACACCTTTACTCGAAGATTCGAGAGACGGTATTGTAAAGCTTGAAGATTCTTTCAGTAAATTTTTTATGGGAAGTCTTGATGATCTCGAATCAAGGCGTGAAGCAATGGGATCTGGCACAAGTGGTGCTCCAACTGCAGGACAAGTGCAAACACAACAACAAGAAGCAGAAAGTAATGGCTTATTTTCACGCATCTTTGATGGTCTAAGCAATGCTCTTTCCTTTGCAGCAGTCGCAGGATTATTTAAAGCGTTAATGAAGAGAGGTATCTTCGGCATTGCGGCATTGACGCTTGCAGATGAAATTGGCGAATATGTAAAGAAAATGTCCGGTAGCGATCTGCTCGGAGACATTACAGAAAAAGGTATAGTATATGCTTCTATCGGTGCCATGCTATTCGGCAAAAAGGGTTTAATAGCAGGTGCCATACTCGGAGCTGTCACAGTCTTCTCCGATAAAATTGCAAAGAGTATTGAAGACCATGAAATGGCTGGTGAATACAGTTATGCCATCGGGCAAGGAGCGAGTGCTCTCTTTACAATTGGTTCTGCAGCTTCTGTAGGATTTCTACTTGCTGGTCCTATGGGTGCTCTTGTTGCCGCAGTTGGTGCAGGTGCTCTAGAAATTACTAACTTAGTATCGAGATATAAGACTGATAAAAAATTTAGATCTCAGGTTGATGGGATCTTAGATGAAGTCACAGCAGCAATTGACAGTTTACTCGGTAAAGTTGCAGATACAGTAAACATGATTTTTGATGGAGCTATTCGCACAAAGCAAGAAAGAATTGATCTTCAGAATTTTAATCCTGCTCTTTACGATGAGTTAGTTCAAAATGAAAAAGAACTTGCATTAGCCGTAAGTAAATATAATCGACTTGTTTCTACTGGCGCCCCAGCATCTCAAATTGAAGCAGCTCGTTTAGAGATGATGGGTGTAAAAGAAAAAAGAAGTGAAATTGAAAGCAGAATACGACCAGAAGAAGATGCCATAAAGATTGTTAAAGCAGAAGGTGAATTTGGACCAGGTGCAGCGAATCCTTATGTTCAGCCGAAAGCGATATCAGATATTACAGCAGGTAGAGACCTTACTGATATTATTAAAAGAATTGCGATAGAATCTGGAGAAGATGAAGGAGCAGCTGCACAGATAGCTGCAGCCGCAAGTCAAGCTTCGAAGATATCTAGATCAGGTGAAGAAGGAAAGGAAGCCGCGCTAGCGACAACAGCTCGGTTGTTAGGAATTGAAATATTAGAATTAAGGCAGAAAATTAATCAACTTGAAACTAAGCAAACTCCTAACGTAATCAATGCACCGACTACTGACGCTTCGAAGACTGAGATTAATAGTCAAATGGTGAGCCAGCAAAGCGGGCCCACCATAGATTTAAACGATCAGATAGCAGCTGCTAAGAAGCGTGTTTCTGGAAGACCTTAGTCTTCGTTCGCTAACCTCGCAAAATAAGACATTGTATCGTCATCATCTTGTTTGTTGACTTCTTCTGCTGTAACAGGAGCTACAGGTTCTGGAGCTGGAGCAGGTTCATTTACCTGATTCATTTGAACCACAGTAGGTGCACCCATTTCAGCTTCTTCACCAAGTACACGCATTAACTTTGCTTTGAGTTCGTCGTATGACTTGTAGTTTGATGGGTCTGTAAACTCACTGAGGTTATGTAGCTGATTATAGACTGCTTCCAACTTGGATTCGTCTGACTCATAGAGAGCAGATGGACTTGCAAACTCTGACTTATCATAATTACGATATCCTTCTACATTACGGATTTTCAATTTAAAGTCTGCACCATCCCAGAAATCGAATGGATTGACTGGTGTTTCATCTGCAAATGATGGCTGCATTACATCCATGATCTTATCGAAGATCTTCTTACCAAACTGATAAAGGAATACTTTACCTTCATTCTGTGGATTCGATGGATCTT